TTTGCTACAACAACTCTAGTTAAATATTTCTTTTGGAACTTTGAAGATCTTAGATTAAAGTATCGTTACACATACACTGGTGAGACTCCAACTACAACTAAAGGTGAGTTCTATTATGATGCTGCTAACAACAGGTATTGTATCAATGCTTATGAGGCAACAACGACTAGTGGTAACAGAGCACAATTGTTTGATCTATCCACAAATACTATAGGAGAAGTTTCTGGTTGGAATGGAGGAACATTAGAGCTTGCTATGATGAATAAATCGGGTGACTTCTTAGATGGTGACTTGATAAGAGGGGTAGATTCTAATGCCCTATATACATTAGGATCCTTTAGTACGATTGATAATACTAATTCTGACTACGACCAGAATAAAGCATTTGAGACAGGAGGGGATGAATTAATTGATTGGGGTGAAGAAAACCCCTTTGGCGAGTTTGGTAATTTTACAGGTAGCTTCTGATGTTAGGAACACATTTTTATAACGAAACAATTCGTAGAACCGTTATAGGGTTCGGTACTCTTTTTAATAATATTGAGATTAAAAAGAAAGACCCACTCAACAATGAGGTAATAGAGACTGAGAAAGTAGCATTGGGTTATGGTCCTAAGAATAAGTTTCTTTATCGTTTATTTGAAAACCCTAAGACTCAAAAGGTTGCTATTACTATGCCTCGAATGTATTTCGAGATGACTGGTATTGATTATGATTCAGCAAGAAAGACTAGTCCAGTAAGAAAATATAAAAATGTTATACAAGGTGATGGTAATGAGGTAAGAGTACAGTATGTACCAGTACCTTATACATTAGGGTTTGAGCTTGGAATACTATCTAAGGATCAGGATACAGGACTACAAATACTAGAACAGATATTACCATACTTCCAACCATCTTTTAATATTACTCTTAATATGATTCCTGATATGAGTGAGAAGAAAGATGTTGCTATCACTCTCAACTCAATAAACATGGAAGATGAATGGGATGATAGTTTCCTAGAACGTAGGTTAGTGGTTTATACATTACAGTTTACTGCTAAAACATTCTTATATGGTCCTTACAACAAGGCAGATATTATTCGTAAGGCAACTGTATATGAGTCTGTTGGTGATAAGGCAGTTGGTAGACGAGCTGTTAAGATGGAATACACACCTAAAGCAAAGGTTGATAAGAATCAGGATGGACAAATTGATGCTAATGATGATATACTAGTAACACCTGATGATGATTTTGGATTTAATAGTGGGTTTGAAATATTATGAGTGACGAAATATTTGAAAAAAACATGGAAGAGATCTTCGATGTTGAAGTATCAGATACACCCGAAGGTGGCTGTGCTAAACGTAAGGATCAAATCAGAGATGTCTCACAAGATAGGGAGAAGGACTATGAGTATACCAGAGGAGAATTGTATAGTCTTATAGATCAGGGTCAGGAGGCAGTCAGAGGAGCATTAGAGGTTGCACAGGAGTCAGGGCATCCAAGAGCATTTGAAGTTGCTACAAACGCCATGAAGCAGGTAGCAGACATGACTGATAAACTCATGGATCTACAGAAAAAAGTTAAGGATCTAGATGAAGATAAGAAAGGTCCGAGTAAGGTTACGAACAATGCTATGTTTGTAGGTTCTACATCAGAGCTTCAGAAGATGTTAAAACAAATGAACGGTGGTAAACGATAACAAATATATTATATTATGAATGAATTAAAAGCATATAATCCTTGGCCAACAGTTTTTAAAAAGACATGGGACTTTGATTTTGAAAATAATCTAAAAGATAAGGTTATATCTTCCCTTAAAGCATCGGATAAGTTTACAACCGAAATGAACATAGAGACACCAGAAAGAAATGGTGGTGTTACTACTGTTGTTTTGGATCAAGATCCAAACCATCCTATGCCTCATATGTGGCCAGAGTTTAAGGAGTTTGGACAATTTGTTTTACAGACCTCTAGAGAGGTAGTACAAAAGTGGCATTGTAATCCTGCTGCTCAAAGAGCAATTGCTAAGTCATGGATTAATGTTCATCCTCAAGATGGTTATACTATTGAACATAATCATCATGGAGTTCTTATGGCAGTTGTTGCTTATTTGTATGTTCCACCAAACGGTGGAAATCTTTTAGTAAAGAATCCATTAACTCCTTATAAGTTTGGAGAACCAATTCATCCTGGATATTTTTCTGATGTTGCTAGTGATAATGATGGACTGGAATGGACTCCAATACAGGTTGATACAAATGATGTGGTATTCTTTCCAGGATGGTTAAATCATAAGACAGAAAAGAACATGTCTAGACAAAATAGATTTGTTATGTCTTGGAATATATCTTATGCATCGGAGACACAAATGTTAGTAGCAGGTAATATAAACAATTCTCAACCTGTCTTTGGACATAAGTAATAGTACAGTCTGGAATTAATATCATGCAGTTTAACGAACGAGAGATGAACCGTATTTTACTAGCTGTTGAACACTATCAAAAATGTGTCGGCGTTAGATCAGCTGAATACGATAAGATTATCGATAAGTTACATTCCTACGAAGAGGAATATGAATGTCCAGATTGTGTCCTATGCACAATTCACCAATGAAACATTACACCGTTGGTTACCATGACTATGAGTTACACACTCATGAAATCTGTGAGTATGCAGATGATTCTTACACAGCAGGTAAGGATGCTATAGAAGATGTTCCTTATCTTCACGACCATCCAAATGCAATAGATTATATTTTACTAGATGCCTGAACAACAAAAACTTAAATTTTCTATAAGACAAGACGGTACTGTAACTGAAGAAGTTATCGGTACTGTCCGTTCTGAATGTATTTCATTGACAGAACAGATTGAGGAAAAGCTTGGAGTCTTACAGACTCGCCAATTTAAACCCGAATTTTATTCTAACAATGTCGCACTTCAGCACAATCAAAACAAAATTGAAGAACAAACCTGAACTCATAGAAGCACTTCAGCTTCTTCAGTATGATGTACAGGAAGATCAAGAGTTAATAAACCCATTAGACCATCAACATGAAAAGGTAAAGGTTGATGTTGCTATAGGGAATGATATTGGATTTCGTAGAAATTCAGAAGGTGTATATGAGTTGGTAGCTGATATACAAACTTGGAAGGATCCAGTTCCACCAAGAAGATTTGTAGAAAAGGTTACACAGCAGTATGCTAGAATGACTGTACATAATACAGTTAAGGATATGGGATTTCAAATAGAAGAAGAATGGGAGATGGATGATAACTCTATAGAATTAGTAGTAACAAGATGGGTAGGGTAATCCACTTATGTCTGAGGTCGTATGGTCAATAAATATTATGATAGGTATCCTACTGCTTGCAGTGGGATATTGTATTTACTGGATCTTTAAGTACGATGATTGGAATCCTAACCCCGTTGTTCATAGTGACATCGCCGTTCAATCCGAACACAATGATTCAGGAGATGAGGAATCATCAATCGGAACTGAATAGAACTCCTGTAGAGGAGATGCTAAATAATACACTTGAAGAATTTGAAGATGGGCAAATTGATACCACCAAGCAGAAAGAGTTGTTACAATTTCCGAGTAATAAAGATCAACCGAGTACTAGACGGAGACACGATAGATGTCACGATAGATCTTGGTTTCGATTTATTCAAAAAAGAACGGGTAAGGATTGCAGGGGTTGACACACCTGAAAAAAGAACACGCAATCTAGAGGAAAAAGCACTTGGAATCGATGCAACCGAATGGCTTAAAGCCAGACTCAACGACACTATTAAAGGTGATGACGAGTTACTTATTAGGACTGAGCTTGTTGGTGGGGTCGGTAAGTACGGTAGGCTTTTGGGCTGGTTATACATTGGGGAGTCAAGCATCTCAATCAACGAGCAAATGATTACCGAAGGGTATGCTTGGGAATATGATGGTGGTAAGAAACAAAAAGATTTTGAAGAACTAAGAGAAGTACGGAGGGAGCATGGAACTCTCTGAAGAAAACGTACTCAAAGTGTTAGAAGAAATTATTCCTTATATTGAAGCTGATGGTGGATTCCTTCAGCTTTACGATATAGAATACGAAACAGGATATGTTAAGGTAAAACTGGGAGGTGCATGTGAGACATGTGCTATGAGTACTATGACTTTGAAGCAAGGTATCGAACGTAAACTGATGGAAGAGATTCCTGATGTTGTTGGTGTTGTACAGGTATTATAATGGCTCAACAAACTGAAGTATATCTTGGTAACCCCAACCTGAAGAAGGCAGGTACTGAGATACAATTTACAAAAGAGCAAGTAGAGGAATGGATCAAATGTAAAAATGATCCACTCTATTTTGCAACTACTTACATGCAGATCATCAACCTTGATGAAGGTCTAGTTCCTTTTGAGATGTATGATTTTCAAAAGAAAATCTTAATGGACTTTCATGAAAACAGATTCAACATTGCAAAACTCCCTAGGCA